AAGTTCTGCAAGGTATGATCCATCCTGCCCAGTGATTCCAGTAATTAATGCAACTTTCATAGTTTAATCCAACGCTCGTTAGCAAGTGTCCACTCAACAACTTCCCTAATACGGTCTCCAATGTTTTGTGGAACCCAACCCATATTTTTCATTTTTTCGCCAGAAAGTGCATATCGAAGATCATGTCCAGGACGAACTGAATGAAAATCAATCATTTCATACTTTAATTCCTTGCCTTGAATATCGGCAATCATTTGTGCAAGTTGCAGGTTATTCAATTCTTCCGCACCGACAATATTGAACTTAGGGCACTTAGCACCACCCCAATTAGTTTCTACAATTGTTTCCTTATTTAAAAGGAACAAAAGTGCATTGGATACATCTTCGGCATGAATATAATGACGAGATCCTGGAACAGTTTTTGATGGATCACTATGAATCGTAATCTTTTCACCATCGCGAATACGTTTAATACACATAGGAATATACTTTTCTGGATGCTGTCTCTGTCCAAACACATTCATAGTATGTGTAATATAAACAGGAAGTCCATATGTATTTTCAAATGCTACTGCAAGTTCTTCACCACCTGCTTTGGAAGCACTATATGGATTGGTAGAATTATACCTGGCATTTTCATCATAAAAAATACCTTCTGGTGCAGGTCCAAATACCTCATCAGTACTAAAGTAAATAAATCTCTCAAGATGATCTAAACTACGCGCATAGTCAAGAATATTGCATGTTGAGACGACATTGTCCATCACAAATTCCATAGGATACTCAATGCTACGATCTACATGAGAACCAGCAGCAAGATGAAGAATATAATCAACCTTGCCAATATCCGAAGCAATCAACGGATTTATTGCTGCTTTTAGATCGTGAAATACAGTTCTTACTCGTGAACGATCTTGTAAAGAAAAATCTTTAAGAATATCTTGAAGACGGTTTAAATTTCCACTGAAATCAAGTCGATCAAGTGTAACAACTTCCCAATCAGTATGCTTTAAAATTTGCGAAATGAGATGATGGGCAATAAACCCCGCACCTCCAGTCACTAAAACTCTTTTCATTTTCAATATTGTTTACACATTAATTATACTAAAAAAGGACGGTTTATGCAACCGCCCTTTGTAGGTCTTGCAGGCTCGCCACTTATTCTTTAACAGGAAATAAGAAACCTGGCGGGAGTATAAAACCCCATCCGCACCACCTACTTTTAGGAAGCAGGAAACCGATTTATATTGAAAGCAATAGTTGTCCTTTCACCTTTGTATGGTTGGGGATCAACATAATGCTGAGTATCACTAGAGAATAAAATCATTGTTCCATTTTTTCCATAATATTGTTTATTATATTGTGGAAAAATGGTAGGGTGATTATTATTCTTGTGATAGATTACACCAGAGATAAATCCACTGTGTTGGTGTATTGGATTGCCGTTTCCCTTATAGGAGAAGTTTGCCCAAATGTCAAGACCATCGTAGTGACCTCTCCATTCTCTTAGACAATAATCTCTATCATGTCCTCCCCAATGAAATGCACACACCCTCAAAACATATGCTAACCAAAAAGAATTTTGTATACTGTTGATTGGTAGTGAACATTGATAGGCATTTTGAATATCTTTATTAGATTGATATCCAAAATTTTGGTGTGCTTTTAATGCAGAGAGAGGATGATTCTTAATTTTTTTTGCTTGACGGATCCATTGATTTACTTCAGATTTTATTTCTTTGGGCAATTCACAGATTAGAAAGGGTTTATTCCATTCGATCTGAATCATTTGATTTTTCATAAGGGTCGTATTGACTCCACCAGTTCTGTTATAGTCCATCCGTGACTAATGTCTCAGATGGTTTCTACTGACTCAAATTCTTGTTCGATAACATCCATCAAAATGTCATAATCATCAAGAGGTTCTCCAGAAAACACTACTCCTTCATTTTCATAATAGCGACGAACTTTTCGGTAAAGTTTTGGGTTTTTCACATCCAGATAAAAATCTCCATTAGCAGCAGCACGGAGGGTGCTGATGTCTTTCTTGAATTTCTCAGTCAGTGTCATTGTCCGTTTTGGTTACCTGTATATTATAGGGCATCAAGACTATGTAGTCAAGGGTTAGTTCTTGCTAAATTTGACTGTTCCACCCTTGCTCCAATAAGGAGCATAAAGGTTGTTATAATCATAGATGAGAGTATACTTATCAGTATTTAAATTCCACGAATTTCCTGCCGAAGCAAATGTATCCCAGGATTGAGATCCTGAAGCAGTAAGTTCTGTATATAATAGGTCAGACCATATGTCAATACTAATTCCAGTTTGATTTGCTGGAAATTGTACGTTCGTATTATCTTGTGTTCTCCAAGTACTGTAGGATAATCCAGTTCCCGAAAATTGAAATTGTTTTTTGGTAGTAAAAGTAACGCTACCAAATGTCCAGACAATATCTGCACTATCACCTCGTACATTATCATTTCCTTCGACAACCCCCGTCCCACTCCAAGCAACACCTTCAGTAGGATTAGCAACGGTCATTGTTATTGAGATATCAGCCATTTTAATTTATCTTTGTTAAAATATTTATCAATTTAATGTTATTTTTAACCAAGGAAAAATGGGAGGGATTACTCCAATAAGTCGAAGCAAACCCTCAGAAAAAAGTGCAAGAACAACCCAACCAACACAGAAACTGATAATTGAAGCATTACGATTGTGTCGGCGTATTGCAGCATCGATCATCTCCTGACATTCTTCTTTTGTTACATAATGTGCGGGTTTAATTTCATTCATCCTGCAACTCATTTCCCATTCTCTCAAGATCTTCTAATCGTTTTGCCCAAGTATCTCCACCTTCCATACCTTTCATAGGATTAATACATTGGTGATCACCCAACTTGTTACATACTAATCCTGCCAAATCTAACTCATTTCCTGCGTTACCTGTTCCAGACCATCGATGCTCTCCGTTTATCCAGATTGCATTACATTTAGGACATTCCTTCCTCTCAAGTTTGAGGTCGGACAGTTCCCTTTCATTGGTCATCTTTAATCTCCTTGATAAGTTTAGTGTAGTATTCTGTGTCTTTAAGTAGTCTTTTCCTTAGTTTCCTCTCAATGAAGAACATGCGAATTTTGACTATGGCATATTTAAATTGTAAATCAAAATATGCAAAGACTCTCAGCGTACCCTCTACTCCGTCATATGCTATCATCAACAAAATGATGATAAGGAATATATAAACTCCCAAAAGAGAAGATGTATATGTGGTAGATGGATCCATTAAGGCACAGTGCTACGTTTACTTATAAAGTCTATATAGGGCAAACACACATGTCAACGGTTATGTGTTCATATCAATACAAACTTTTATAACAATCAGTAAAAATTGTTAAATTTGTTACCTAACTTCAAAGTCTAACTTACGAACCTTACGCTTTCTTCTATCTTCTTGCCAGCGAATATCTTCGTTTGTTAATACACCAGATTCTTTGTTTTTTGAATAACTATTCAACATAACAATCTCACCCAGGTCCACTGCTGAAATTTTATCACCACGAATAGTTGCCATATTTGGACACCCGCAAGAAACGGTCTTAGTTGGGTGCCCCACTAACTCCTTCCCACAAGAGCGGCACCTTATTCTTATATTATCCATTTTATAGTTTTAGTTACTTCTTCAGTTTTTTACTATTTAGTCAACCCTCCCATAATTATCTTTAAGTCTTACAATATCTTCTTCCTTACACTTACCTACTTGTGTTTCAATAATCACAAGTTCTTCTTCAGCAGTAATTCTATGAACTGTTCTGATTGGTATTACCACAGTTTTTCCTGGAAATAGTGATCCTTCTGTTCTGCCCAGAACATATTCACCAATACCAGAAACAACAACCCAACTCTCCAGTCGATGATTATGATATTGCAAAGAAATAGACTGACCATCATGGATGATCAGTCTTTTAACTTTATATTTTGGTTCATCAACTATTACTTCAAACGATCCCCATGGTCTTTCAGTCTTCATGCATGACCTTTATTCTATATTATATATCGCTTTTGAATCTACCTTTTTTGTCATTGCATCTAACCAAAACTTAGTGTCATGTGTTCCCCACTGACCATACTCATGATCATATTGAGGATCTCTAGAGTCTTTTGAAGAATATGAATTTGATATCCTAATATGGCGTTCCAGATAATCATCATAAGGTTCTATTGTCTTAACATAATCCCAAAAAGGACTATCATATTTTGATCCTGCACAATAATGCCAAAGAATATAATTTTCTAATTGATGAATATATGTAAGAACTTTATGATTATAGATCTCTGTCGATGAGTGTCCCATCATATACTCATAGATCTCCACATTCACCCTCAGTGATGCAGTTGTTGCGGTAGATTCCATGGGTTCAAGAAAAAACAATCTATTGCCATTAACAAAAACTCTACCATCAGATGTTGGATCTTTAGCAATATAATTTGAAAAAGAAACGTGATTAGTTATTTCAACATCAAACATTTTTAGGAAGTTTCTTTCGGCATCTTCCTTTTCTGTAATCGAACTATTATAAAGATACCCCACTGCTCCGTCTCTTGCTGGAGAATCTTTTAGGGACGGTATTACAAAAGTCCAACCATCAGGGGTAGCAACATGTCTACTCCAAGGACTCTTTTCAACACTCCAATTAGGTCTACCTAATATAGCAGAATTTAATGGATTTATCAATTTATTGTATTGGGAATAATCTTTAGGTCTTCCTCTACAATCAATGATACAATCTGCATCAATGTTATCTGGTTCAATATTACCTTCAGTTACTTTAAATAAATTAGATTCTAAAATATACTTTTGAAGAAGTTTTGGGCAATAATGAACTCCATTAAAATGAGCTGGAAAATGGTGAAAAGATTTATCATTTAATTTACCCCACCCCTCATACAAAATTCCAGTCTTTGGAGAAGCACATATAGGATTGTTATACCAATTCAATCCCAACAATCGCCACAATAATCTTGGTTCATCTACAGTTGTTGCTTGACCTACAGGTTCTGTTGATGTGTTTGGATCATGAATTATTTCCAGTTCAACTTCCTTATCTGCCCAAAACAATCCACTAAAAACACCAGCATTACCACCACCCAAGATAACAACTTTCTTCATTTAGTTTTTTCTTTTTCAAGTATATATTCCACAGTATTTGCTACATCGTTCATAGCATCCCTAAGCATTGGTTGCTGTCCAGAGTGCTGTTCAATCTTTGTAACACCATTTTTAAATTCTTCAGATAGAGTCCATCTCCATTGACTCATACTCTTTGAATACCATAGATTAATTTTCATTTTAACCAG